CCATCCGTAAGGAAGTATGCAATTCTACCATCCTTATTTTGTTTGTTTAATGAGTCTGCAAGAATACTTGCTAAATCCTCTTGTACTTTGGCCATAATTGTAACCTATTAATTGTTAAATAAATCGTCAAATGCTGACGCTACGTCATCTGCTGGTTTCTTTGGAGTTTCTTTTTCCCAAGGTAAATCATTTAATTCTTGAGTACCACCCATATCAACCGATACCGAAGATTGCTTTTGTGCAACTGGTTGTTGTTTTGGTTTTGGTGCTTCTAATTCTTCAACGATTTCATCATCAGCTACTGCAGAACCTGGATTCAACCAATTTTCTAATACAGCTTTTAATTCTGCGTAAGATAACTCAGAATACAATTCAGTAATGTTTTTTTGGTTCTCTAATAAAGATTGAACCAATGCAGGGTCTTCTGCTAATTTAGAAGTTGATGGTTTAATTCTTATTGCCGTTGTTGGATATGCTGCATTTGATTCTTCTGCAGATGTTACATCCAATACGATATCTCTACCTGTCATTGGGTCTGTAATATCACCGTAATCAGGGTCAGCGATATATCCTAAAATGTCTTGGTAAACTGTCTTACCAAATCCCCAGAATTTAACACCTTCGTTTTCTTTACCTCTTACGATAACTGGAACAAATGTTCTCAATTTTGGTTCCATTTTCTTACCTGCTTTCCAATCATCAGTATCACCCGTTCTCTTAAGTTTTTCTGCAAACTCAACAATTGGGTCAGGTCTACCAAAAGACATTGGACTCAAATAAGTTTTGTTGTTAATGTTGTAGTGAAAATAAAGTTCGATGAAAGGTAAATCTTTGTTGAACTTGTACGGAACGATTCTGATTTGAGATTTTCCGTTTGCTGGCTTCCAAATGGAGTCAGACTTTTTTGTGTTGTTTTGTAGAGAATTGAATCTCGACAAGGCCAATTTAATGTCCATGTTTTTGAAGTTTTAAAGTTTAAAAATTTGTTTTAAGTTTAAGGTTTTATAGCTATATCCTATATAGATAAATATAACCTTTTGAACTTTTACTATGTAAATATAAGGAAAATTTCCCGAATTACCAAATAAATTTACCAATTATACCCACAATTAACCAAAAAGTGTTCAATAATATGTAGGAACGATTACTTCTTTCCCACGCACACCAAGTCAAAATAACAGCATCAATTGTATTGATTATCCACATTATTAAAAAGGGTGTTTTTGGCCCCATAACTGATAACATAAAGAATGCTCCAATTCTCATTACTACTCCAATATCTTCTAATAATTGGATGATTTTTTCGTTTTTAATTACTTTCATTTTTAATCTATTTAGCCCATTTACCTCTTTGGACAATTTGTGCAATTACACCATATACTGATAAATCTTCATAAGTATCTTGTATAGATTCACCAACTTCATCCGGCTGTCCTAAAACCACCAATTGCTTCAATCTTTGTACTTTATCATTGATTCTAAACCAAAGACCTGTTAGTGAAAGTTTTACATCTTCCTTAGTTACTAAGTTTGTTCCTACTGATATATTTGATGGCCCATAATTTCTTTGTTTCTTACAAAATGTTTCATACATTTCTGATTGGATTTTCTTAAACTCATCCATCATTTCAGGATACACTCTTTCGCAAAATTCTATTGCTGTTTCTTCTTTTTGGATTGGTATTTGATATTCAGGAACATCAAATATTGATGGTTTACTAATTTTTGGTTTTGCTGGCATAACTATTTGTTTTGTTTTATTATTTACTTGCCACTCTCCTAATCGTTTTTTTGATATTGCCGGTGGCTTTGGCATTTGTGTTGAATAATCTCCGAATCCAAACATAACTTATTTTTTTATTATTTCCAAAATTGATACCACTTTTTTTTCTTAACTTCCGGTTTTGCAAATGGTTGTGTGTTATCCCAAATGTTTACAATTCCACCATATCTAACCATCATCATCTGACAAAATAATTGATGATACTCCGAAGGTATTTTATCAAAGTCTGCTAATATTTTAACATCTAATGTAATACTTTTCCCCTCACCTGTCATTAATTTTAAGTAATCATGCATTTCTACAACAGTAGAACTTTTGACCGTTAAATGTGAACCATCTCCAATATGAAATTCACCTTTCTTTTCTTTTGGTGCCATAACTTATTTTTTACTATCCCAATACATTTGTCTTACCTTTGCACCCAATTCCATATCATTTGGTGTATCTAAGATTGTTCTTCCTTCAATTGTTATTAAATTTCTGTTTTCTCCCAAATAACAACTTCTACATAATTGTCCTGCTCCCTCTACATATCCATATCTAAAATCAATATGTGTTGTTTTAAGAGTTTCTGTTTTTTTACCACACATTATACAATCTTCGTAAATGTCGTTTGTGTTTCCAACGGATGTTACTAATCCATCTTCGTTAATTTGTAAAGGTATATGTTGACTTCCCATAACTTATAATTTAACTGATTTTTTATTATATTTTTCTTTTATTTTCATTATTAGAGCACAAGTTTCATAATCCTCAAATTCAATGAGGGTTTGCAATTGTTCTTCTAAAAGGTCTTGAAATTCTCTTTTGTCAATCGATAGTGTGATTACCAATAATTCTTTGATAATTATTTGTGCAAAATCTATATTTTTCTTTCTCGTATTTAAATTAGAATTAATTGCAAGTACGATGGCCTTTGCAATTTGTTCTCGGTGTGACTCAAATACATCTTTTGGGTCTTTTACATGTATCTCTACTGGTTTGAATTTTTTTATTTTAGCCGTCATGCAACTAATATAAGAAAATTATTTTAATATTCCAAATTTTCAGTATTGAAACTTTTGAAAACTTTTGTAGGTATCATTTTATACCCTTGATTTGATGTTGTAAGTATACAATTTTTAAATTCTTCCCAATCAATCATATATGAATTATCCAAATTGCCACCTGTTTTTGATTTAACAACTTCGTTTAAAGCGTTAATTGTATATATAGTATTTGATTGTTTCTTTCTATGAACCAATATAGTTTTCCATTCAGAAGATATGGGTGCAGAACCTTTTTCTACATTAAAAGTAATAAATGTTTCTTCTGATTTAGATTTATTTTCTAATATAAAAACATTTGGATTTGTTAGATTGTAATTTTTTAATATAAAATTAACCGATTTATCCAAATCTTCCTTTGTCGTAAAAAGGCAAAGTAATTGTGTATTCATTATTATTTATCTTTTTGAGTCAAAACATTTTTGCATTTCGGTTGACCAAGCCAATGTATTTGATGTGCTACCTGTAAGTCCTTGTTTAGACCTAAATGCTTTTGGTGAAATCTCTCTTCTCTTTCCATCTTTATCTACCATATATAATGCAACTACCTTACCAGTTACAATTTTTGGATTTTCGTCAGAATAAACATATCTTTCATCATCAAATCCAACAACGAAATTATCCTGTAATTCTTGTGTATTTTTTACACCCAAACATTCTTTCATTTTTTGTGGTGTAACTTCAATACCTTCCATTGCTAAATGTGTATTTCGTTTCAAATATTGATGATAATCTTTATCATTTTTTGGTAAATCTATTTTATCTAAATGTAATGCATCTTTTGCATCTTCAAATCCCAACAATGCTCCTACTGTTGTTTTTTTACCGGTAGCTGTTTTTGCAGGTAATTTTTCTAATGTTTTAAATACCATTCTTTGTTTTTCCAAAGCCTGCTGTCTTAATGCAGATAATTTTTCAACACTCTTTAATGTTGGCGGAACTTGTTTACCACTATCCGCTAATTTTTTTCTTTGTTTTATAGCCGCTCTTTCTATAATTTTTCTCTCGTCTGTACTTACAGCTTGTGGATTATTTTTGGAAACATTACACAATATTACAAAAGGAGTTGCGTTTGCTATTTTTGATTTATTTTTTTTATCTTTTAACCATTCACCATTAAACCATTCTATATATTGTTTTCTTCCAACCGCACCAGCTTTGTTTGCCTTTTCGACTTGTGATTTAATATCATCTGGAACATCAGGATTTTTCATCAAACTTTTAATATCTTCTTCTCCATATAAATCCAATGTATCGGAAACATATTTTTCAGCTTGTAATTCCTCTTTTGATTTTTTTCTTTTTACACCGGATACTTCTTCAGCTATTGCAACCGATTTAGAGTCAGCTTTACCTTGTCCTTTAAGAACTTTTCCAAATGTATCTTTATATTTAGAATAATGTTTTGCGGTTTCTCCATCTTTAGATACTTCTTTTTCTATATTAAAAATTTCCGAAGGTTTAAGGGATAAGAAATATTTTGCATTATTTTGAGATACCAATTTATATCCCTTTTCAATTTGTGCAATTTCTTTTTGTCCTGCTAAAATTAATTGTTTTGCTTTTTTACCTCCTGCAGCATCTATTAATCCTTTACTCATTGCATCATCTACTCTTTGAGCAGCCCTAGTCATATCATTATTAAGAGTACTATTTGCTTGTAAGTCTGCAAGAGTTTTTTTATCACTCCAACCATCATACATCAAATTACCTCTTTCATCTGTTGCTATAACAACCGTATCTGCTGCATTTTCTCCACCACCAGATGATGCAACCCATTGTTTTAAAACTTCTTTTGGAACTTCTACCACTTTTCCGGTTTCAGCATCTCTAATAAAACATCTTTTAGATTTATCAATTTTATTATTAATATTATCTCTATCTGTCA